CCGTGCCGGCGTTCCGCGAGGTGGAGCCGCACGGGGGCCGCTTCGAGCTGGACGAGCTGAAGCGCATGGGCGCCGCGGCCCCGGCGGCGCGGGTGGCGCTGCTGGCGGTGGGCCCGGCGCAGGAGCTGACCGCCAGCGTGCGGGCGACCGTGCGCACGGCCGTGTTCGTGATCACGCGGGACGCCCCCGGCACGCCGCGGGACGTGGCGGCGCTGGCCCTGACCGACGCCGTGCTGCAGGCGCTGCGGGGCAACCTGTGGGGACTGAGCAACGTCGAGCGGCCGCAGGCGATGCGCGCGGACAACCTGTTCGGCACGCGCCTGGCGCAGACCGGGCTGGACCTGTGGGCGGTGAGCTGGGAGCAACGCGTACACCTGGGCGGGCTGGACGCGGAGACGCTGGACCTGCTGGAGACCATCGCCCAGACCTGGCCGGTGGGCGACGGCGACACGGACGACCCGCAGGACACGATCAACCTGCCGCAAGACTAACCCAAGGGAGCGCACGATGGCCGAGCCGCTGTTCGTCAAGCCCCGCGAGGGGCTCACCGTGCCCGACCCGCAGACGCGGCAGCCGCTGCCCGCCGAGGGCAAGACCGTGCCGCGCACCGGCTACTGGGCGCGCCGCCTGCGCTGCGGAGACGTGGTGGAGGCCGCACCCGGGCGCGGCAAGGGCCCATACCTGAAAGCGGTGCCGAACCCCAAGGCCGGCGGCAAGGACGGTGACAAATGACGATCAGCTTCAACCAGATTCCCGTCAACCTGCGGGTGCCGGGGGTCTACATCGAGTTCGACAGCTCCCGCGCGCTCCAGGGCCTGCCCGGGCAGCCGCACCGCCTGCTGGTGATCGGGCAGCGCCTGAGCACGGGCGCGGTGGCGGCCGAGGTGCCCACGCTGATCACGGGCGTCGAGCAGGCCGAGGCGGCCTGGGGGCGCGGCTCGATGATCGCGGCCATGTTCCGCGCGCTGAAAACCGCCAACCGGCGCACCGAGAGCTGGGGCATCGCGCTGGACGACGACGGCGCCGGCGTGCAGGCGGCCAGCACCCTCGTCCTCACCGGGCCGGCCACCGCGGCGGGCACGCTCAGCCTGTACATCGCCGGCGTGCGCGTGCGCACGGCCGTGGCGGACGCGGACACCGCCACCGAGGTCGCGGCGGCGCTCGTGGCCGCGGTCAACGCGGACGACACGCTGCCCGTAACGGCGGCGGTCAACGGCGTGGACGACTTCAAGGTGGACTTGACCGCGCGGCACAAGGGCGTGGCCGGCAATCACATCGATCTGCGGATCAACTACCGCCAGGGCGAGGCCCTGCCCGCGGGCATCGGCATCACCACCCCGGCGATGGCCGCCGGCACGGCCAACCCGGACGTGGCGGACGCCATCGCGGCCTTCGGCGACACGCAGTACCACACCATCGCCATGCCCTACACGGACGCGGACAACCTGGCCGCCCTGGCCGTCGAGCTGGAGGCCCGCTGGGGCCCGCTGGTGATGAAGGAGGGCCACGCCTTCGCCGCCGAGCGCGGCACGGTGGGCGATCTGGTGACCTTCGGCGGCGGCCTCAACAGCCCGTTCCTCACCGTGATGGGCCAGGGCGCCGCGCCGCAGGCCCCGTGGGTCTGGGCGGCGGCGGTGGCGGGGATCGACGCGGCGGAGCCCGACCCGGCCCGGCCGCGCCAGACGCTGCTGCTCCCCGGGCTGCTCCCGCCGGCGGAGGCGGACGCCTTCACGCCCGAGGAGCGCGAGCTGCTCCTGAACAATGGCGTCGCCACGTACACGGTGGCCCCGGGCGGCACGGTGCACGTGGAGCGGCTGATCACGACCTACCAGCTCAACGCGCTGGCCATCCCGGACACCAGCTACCTGGACGTGACCACGGTGCGCACGCTGGCCTACCTGCGCTTCAGCACGCGCGTGCGCTTCGGGCTCAAGTTCCCGCGGCACAAGCTGGCCGACGACGGCACGCAGTTCGCGCCGGGCCAGGCCATCGCCACGCCCGGCGGCCTGCGGCTGGAGTACCTGGCGCTGTTCCGCGACTGGGAGTTCGCCGGCCTGGTGGAGGGCTTCGAGCAGTTCAAGGACGACCTGATCGTGGAGCGCGACGCCGGCGACCCCAACCGCGTCAACGCGCAGCTCCCGCCCGACCTGATCAACCAGCTCCGCGTGCAGGCGACGCAAATCCAGTTCCGGCTCTAGGAGGGCCGCATGGGCGCAAAGGTACTGGGCCGGGCCTTCATCAAGATGGACGGCCAGAGCATCGAGACCGAGGGCGGCGCCCAGCTCACGCTGGGCGGCGTCATGCGCACGACCCGCAAGTCCAGCGGGCGCGTGGTGGGCTTCAGCGAGGAGCCGCAGGAATCGCGCCTGGAGTGCTCGGTGCTCCTCACGGCGGGCGTGTCCCTGGAGACCTTCCGCCAGGCGACCGCCGTCACGCTCAGCTTCGAGGCGGACACCGGCCAGGTCTGGTCGGTCCGCAACGCGCACCTGACCGAGCCCCCGCAGGTGACAGACGGCGCATCCAGCAGCGTGCGCCTGATCTTCGAGGGCCCGCCCGCGGACGAGGTGCTCTGACGTGGCCACCGCGACCGAGACGCTGCGCGACGGGCTCACCGTGGGCGAGACGACCCACCGCGAGGCCGAGCTGCGCGAGGCCACCGCCGCCGACCTGATCGACGCCACGGCCGAGGCCGAGCGGCTGGTGCAGACGCCGGCCGGCGAGTCCGTGATCGTGCCCAGCCAGACGATGCTGGGGCTGCACGTGCTGCGGCGCCAGGTGCTGCGCATCGGCGGGCACACCGGCCCGCTCACCCTGGCCGAGCTGCGCAAGCTGTCCGCCTACGATCTCAACGCCTTGCAGGCCGCGGCGCTGCGGCTGGAAGCCGCGTCCCTGGGAGGGGCGCGCGCGGGGGAGCCCAGCTCCGCCGGCGCGGCCGGGACTGCCTGAGCGCCCGCCGGCACCTCGATACGATCATCCTGCGCCTGGCCGGGCACACCGGCTGGGCGCGCGCCGAAATCGTCGCCCTGTCCCTGAGCGACCTGTTCCGCTACCACCGCACGCTGTCCATTCATACCGTGGCCCGCCATGCCTGAGCTGCGCACGTCCCTGGTGATCGACCTCGCCGGCAACCTCCAGCGGCGGGCGATGGCTGCCCAGCGCGCCGTGGGCGGAATCGGCCGCACGGGCACGGCGCAGTTCGCGACCATGAACCGGGCCATGTCCCGCTCCTCGTCGGGCCTGCTGGCCTTCGGCGCGCGCAGCTTTGCGCTGCTCGCGGGAGGGCTGGCCCTGCGCAGCGCCGGGCGGGCCGCGATGGCCACCGAAGAACGGCTGGAGCGCCTGGGCGTGCAGGCCAACCGCAGCGGCCGGGCCGTGCAGGCCCTGTGGGACCGCATTGCCAGCCCGGACGTGGCGCTCGCCCCGGATATCAGCGTAGACCCGAAAAAGGTGCTGGCCGCCGTGGAGGAGATCGTGGAGATGACCGGCGACCTGGGCTTCGCCGAGGCCAACCTGGTCAGCCTGGCGCGCGCGATCCAGGCCACCGGCGCCGCGGGCGAGGCCATCGGGGGGCTCGCCGCCGAGCTGCAGAAGCTGGGGCTGGCGCCTCGGGAGGTGGGCGCCGCGCTGGACAGCCTGACCGCCAAGGGCAAAGAGGGCGCGTTCACGCTGGAGAATCTGGCGCGGCTGGGCCCGCGCATCTTCGCCGCCTATTCCGCCACGGGCCGGGGCGGGCTCGCGGCGGTGGACGAGCTGGGCGCCGTGATGCAGATGATCCGCATGGGCACCGGCTCGGCCGAGCAGGCCACCACCGCCTTCGAGGCCATGCTGCGCACCCTGCAGGACGCGGACAAGGTGAAGTTCCTCCAACGCAACGGTATCAAGGTCTTCGAGGACGACGGAACCACGATGCGGGCCATCGACGATCTCATGAAGGACATCGTGCGGGCCTCGGGCGGCGACCCGCTCAAGCTCTCGCTGGTGTTCGACGCCGAGGCCATGCGCGCGTTCAACGTGCTCAACGCGGAGTTCCGCCGCACGGGTGGATTCGGGAGCCTGGAGCGCATCCGCGCCGTGCAGGGCCGCGGAGCACTGGAGGCCGACGCCGCGCGCATCGCCAAAACAACCGCCCAGGTGGTGGACAGCACCCTGAGCGGCGTCGGCAAGAAGATCGAGGAGGGCATCACGCCGGCTATGAAGACGGGCGCGGAGTTCGTGCGCACGGCGATGGAGGAGGGCTTCACGGCCGCCTGGGAGAAATCCGTGCTCGCCCCCCGGCGGGCGGCGCGGGCCGCGCCGCCCTTGCCGCTGTCCGAGCAGGCGCGCCTGGCGGCCGAGGCGGGCGTCGACCTGGGGCCGAGCGGCTTCGAGCGCTTCGCCGGGCCGGGGAGCGGCCAGCCGCGTGCCGGCGGAGTGCCGCTCTCGTACACCGTCGAGGCGCTGCGGCAGGCCCTGGGGCAGGCCGCGCCCGAGGGCAAGGTCACCATCGAGATTCGCGCCGAGCCGGGCACGCGGGCGCGCGTGACAGGCCTGCAAGGCCGCGGCCTTGACGTGGACACCGGGCCCATGATGCCGGAGAGCGCGCGATGACCGAGCTGCTGGGAGCCCCGCACGAGAGCACCGGGGCCTGGGTCAAGGGACTGCAGCCCGCCTCGTTCCGCGGCGTGCCCTTCCACGTGGACGGGGCCAGCGGGGAGTTCGGGCGGCGCACGGTGACCCACGAATTTCCCGGCCGCGATACCCCGGCCAGCGAGGACCTGGGGCGGCGCGCGCGGCAGTTCACGCTGGAGTGCTTCGTGCTGGGCGCGGATTACATGGCCCAGCGCGACGCCCTGCTGGCCGCTTGCGAGCGGGAGGGCCCCGGCGGCCTGGTGCACCCCTACCTGGGCCACGTCACGGTGCAGGTCGGCGTCGTGCGCGTCCGCGAGAGCACGCGCGAGGGCGGCCTGGCCGCGATCTCGCTCACCTGCACGGAAACCGGCGCGCTGCGCTTTCCGAGCGCGCGCCGCGACACCGCGGCGGGCGTGGCCACGGCGGCCGCGGCCGCCAGGCAGAGCGCGTTGCAGGCGTTCATCGGCAAGTTCAAGGCGGCGGGCCGCGCCGTGGCGCGGGCCCAGCGCGCCGTGGAGCAGGCGCTGGAGACCGTCGAGCAGACCGTGGCGGGCATCACCTCTACGGCGGCCGACCTGATCCGCACGCCCGCCGAGCTGGCCCTGGCGGTGAGCGGGGCCATCACTCGCATCGCTACGCTGATCGACGAGCCGTTCCGGGCGCTGGCGCTGTACAAGGGGCTGTTTGGCGCCGGCGGTGACCCCACGCCGCCTTACGACACGGACACCCGCGCCCAGGCCGGCCGCAACACGGCGGCCGTCAACGCCCTGGTGCGGCGCTCGGCGGTGATTGAGGCGTGCGCGACGGCGGCGGAGATCTCCGGCTACGGCTCCAGCGCCGACGCCCTGGCGGTGCAAGGCGAGCTGGTGGACGCGCTGGACGGCCTGCTCGGCGCCACCGACCCGGTGGACGGCTCGCCCAGCGACGACGACGCGCTCGCCGCCCTGCTGGCCCTGCGCGGGGCCGTCGTCGAGGACCTCTCCGCCCGGGCCGCCGAGCTGCCCCGCGTGGTGCGCTTCACGCCCCCAGTCACCGTGCCGGCGCTGGCGCTGGCGCAGCGGCTCTACGGCGACCCGGCGCGCGAGGCCGAGATCGTGGCCCGCAACCGCGTGGCCCACCCGGGATTCGTGCCGGGGGGCATCGAGCTGGAGGTGCTGCGCGATGCGGTCTGACGTGGAGCTGGTGCTGGGCGGGCAGATTTACACGGGCTGGCTCGCGGTGCGCATCGAGCGCTCCATCGAGCAGCTCGCCGGCGCCTTCGAGCTGCGCGTGGCCACCGAGCCGGAGCCGGGGGCGGCCCTGCCCCAGGCCCTGCGGCCGGGCCTGGCCTGCGAGGTGCGCGTGGATGGCACGCCCCTCATCGCCGGGTACGTGGACGACGTGGAGGCCCAGCTGGATGCCCAGCGCACGGAGCTGACCGTGCGCGGGCGGGACGCCGCCGGCGACCTGGTGGACTGCGCGGCCCTGCCCCCGCCCAACGACTTCGAGCAGATCCCGCTGCCCGCGCTGGCCGCCGTGCTGTGCGTGCCCTTCGGCATCGCGGTGACCGACCGCGTGGGCGGCCTGGAGCCGCTGGCGGCCTTCACCCTGGAGCCGGGCGAGACCGTCTACGAGGCCCTCGAGCGCGCCGCGCGCCTGGCGGGCGTGCTCATCGTCAGCGACGGCCGGGGAGGGCTCCAGATCGCCCGCGAAGGCACCGAGCGCGCGCCGACTGCCCTGCTGCGGGGGGCGAACATTCTGCGCGCCCACGTGGCCCTCAGCCACCGGGAACGCTTCGGTTTGTACGTGGTGCGCGGCCAGGACGCCGGGCCGAGCCTCAGTGGGGCGCCCCTGGTCGGGCCGGAGAGCCGGGTGCAGGATGCCGGGGTGGGCCGCTACCGGCCGCTGCTGGTGTCCGCCGAGGCGGGGCTGCTGCCCGGCCGCTACGCCGAGCGGGGCTTCTGGGAGCGCAACGTGCGCCGCGGCCGCAGCGCGCGGGTGACGATCACGACCGTGGGTTGGCACCACGCGGCCGGCCTGTGGGAGCCCAACACGCGCGTGTACGTCGAGGACGGCACGCTGGGCATCGCCGAGGAGCTGCACCTGGCCGGCGTGGTCTTCAGCCGGAACGAGCAGGGCACGCTGGCCGAGCTGACGCTGTACCGCCCGGGCGCCTTCGAGCGCCTCGCCCTGCCGCCGGAGACCGTGCCCATGTGGGCCAACATGGGCGGGGGGGCGTCGTGACGCAAAGCGCACTGCAACGGCTGTTCAGGCCCGTTCAACGGCGCCTGCAAGGCATGGTCGCGCGCTGCGTGCTGGCGCTGATCGACGACTCCCTGGCGCGCCAGGGCGTGCAGGTGACCCTACTCGCCGGCGAGACCCAGGGCCTCGAGCGCGTGCAGCAGTACGGCTTCACCAGCGTTCCGGAGGCCGGCGCCGAGGGCATCGCCCTGGCGGTGGGCGGCTCGGCCGGGCACCGCGTGGTGATCGCCCTGGACGACCGGCGCTACCGCAAGACCGGCCTGGCCGCGGGCGAAGTGGCGGTCTACCACAAGTCGGGCAGCTCCCTGCACTTCAAGGCGGACGGCTCCTGTGTGATCGAGGCCACGAACTTCCTGATCGGCGCGGGCGCCGCGGAGCCCATTCCGCTCGGCGACGCGCTGCTGGCGTGGCAGAACAACCACGTGCACCTGGGCAACCTGGGGTATCCCACGGGCGTGCCCACGGTGCCCGGACTGGCCGCGACGCTGCTCAGCGCCCAGCACAAGGTGGAGTAGGCGATGGCCCTGAACAAGGCGCAACTGGAGGCGGACCTGCTGGCGATCCTCGCCGCCGCCGGCCCCGAGCGCACGGCCGAGGAGGTCGTGGCGGAGCTGGCCACCGCCATCGACGACTACGTCAAGACCGGCACGGCCGGCGGCGACCCGGTGCTATAAACCATGCCCGACATCCGCACCGCCTACGACGCCGCCGCGCGGCGCATGGACTACGCCATCGCCCCGCCCGGCCTGGCCGAGGACGCCGCGCTGGAGACGGCCGTGCTGCTGAGCCTGTTCAGCGACCGCCGCGCGGAGCCGGACGAGGCGCCCCCGGACGGCAGCGACGACCGCCGCGGCTGGTGGGCGGACGCCTACCCCGCCGCCGTCGGCGACCGTCTCGGGAGCCGGCTGTGGCTGCTCAGCCGCAGCAAGGGCACCGCGGCCGTGCTGGCGCTGGCCCGCTCCTACGCCGAGGAGGCCCTGGCCTGGCTGGTGGAGGACGGCGTGGCCGAGCGCGTCGAGGTGATCGTGGAGCACCTGCGGCCCGCCGATCCCGCCCACGCGCACGCGCTGGCGTTGCTGGCAATCATTCACCGCCCGGGCCAGCCCCCGGCGCGCTACCGCTTCGAGCGGGTCTGGGAGGCCGTCTAAGATGCCCTTCGCGAGACCGACGCTGCAGGCGCTGATCGAGCGCACCCAGGCGGACCTGGAGGCCCACCTGCCCGGCACGGACGCGCGCCTGCGCCGCAGCAACGTGCACGTGCTGGCGCGCGTCAACGCCGGCGGGCAGCATAGCGTGTACGGCTACCTGGACTTCCTGGCGCGCCAGCTCCATGCGGCCACGGCCGAGGGCGCCTACCTGGAGCGGCTCTGCGCGCCCTACGGGATCGTGCGCAAGGTGGCCGTGCCGGCGGCCGGCGACATCGTGGCCACGGGCACGGACACGACCGCGATCCCGCTGGGCACCGAGTGGCAGCGCTCGGACGGCGCGCGCTTCGCCAGCACGGCCGCGGCGGAGATCGGCGATCCCACGCCGGGCGAGGCCACGGTGCCGGTGGAGGCAGTCGAGGCGGGGCTCGCCGGCAACACGGACGCGGGCTCCACGCTGAGCCTGGTCTCGCCCATCGCCGGCGTGGACAGCGACGCCACGGCGGACGTGGACGGCCTCACGGGCGGCTTCGACATCGAGAGCGACGACGAGCTGCGCGCGCGGCTGTTCCAGCGCCTCCAGAACCCGCCCGCTGGCGGCGCCGATCACGACTACGAGCGCTGGGCGCTGGAGGTGGCCGGCGTGACGCGGGCCTGGGTCGAGCCGCTGTGGCTGGGCGGGGGCACGGTGGGCGTGTTCATCGCGGCGGACAACGCGCCCGGCGGGCCGATCCCCGACCAGGCCCTGGTGGACGCCGTGCAGGCGTACATCGACGAGCGCGCGCCGGTCACCGCGACGGTCTACGCCCTGGCCCCGGTGGCCGTGGCGCTGGACCTCACGCTGGAGATCGCGCCCGACACCGCGGAGCTGCGCGCGGCCATCGAGACGGAGATCGAGGACATGCTCCAGGACGAGGCCGTGCCCGGCGCGACGCTCTACCTGGCGCAGATTCACCGGGCCATCGCCGCCGCCGAGGGCTGGACGAACTACACGCTGGTCTCGCCGGTCGCGGACGTCGTGCATAGCGCAAATGAACTAGCCGTGCCGGGGGTGATCACATGGCAATAGCCCAGGCCGACTACCGGCGCATGCTGCAAGGGCTGCTGCCCCCGGGCGCGGCCTGGCCGCGGGACGAGGACGCGGTGCTGACGGCGCTGCTGGACGGCTGGGCGGAGGAGTTCGCGCGGGCCGACGCGCGCGCGGGAGACCTCATCGAGGAGGCCGACCCCCGCACCGCCGGCGAGCTGCTGCCCGAGTGGGAGCTGGACTTCGGCCTCGCCGGCGAGGGCACGGACGCGGAGCGCCGGGCGGCCATCGTGGCGGCCATGAATGCCCAGGGCGGGGTCAGCGTGGCGTACTTTCTGGGCCTGGCGGCCGCGGCCGGCGTGACGATCACGATCAGCACCTACCTGCCCTTCCAGGTGGGGCGCAGCACCGTGGGCGAGGCCCTCTACAATGGCACCTGGCGCTTCACCTGGCTGGTCAGCGGCCCGGCCGCCACGCCGGCGGAGCTGCAAGCGGAGCTGGAGGCCCTGTTCGTCAAACTCAAGCCGTCGCACACGGCGGTCACCTTCGACTGGAGCGCGTAGCCTCACCCGCGCCGGCTCTGCCGGCGCACCCTCTCCAAGAGGAGAGGGTCACAACCAGCGAGCGAACCCAATGCACAGGATCGACGGACCCGGCGCTACGGCGCAGAACCTGTTCACCGAGGGCGACCCGCAGATGGGGGTGGCCCCAACGACGGTCACCGACGACTGGTCCAACGACGTGCAGGAGGAGCTGGCCACCGTCATCGAGGGCGCCGGCATCGCGCTGGTGAAGGGGCAGCAGGATCAGCTCGGGAGGGCGCTGGGCCGGGTGCTGTTCGACGCCGGAAACAGTGGCGCCGCCATCACCATCGATTGGACTGACAGCCCCTACCAGAAGCTCACCCTCACCGGGCACTGCCTGATCACGTTCGCCAACCCGCAGCCCGGCATGCGCTACACGCTGCTGCTGGTGCAGGACGGCAGCACGGCCTTCCGGGCCTATCTGCCGGGCGACGTGGAGTGGAAAGACGGTGCGCCGGTCTCCTATATCGCGCCCGGCACCGTAGCCGCCGTGGAGCTGCTGCACGCGAGCGGCATCATCGCCGCCCGCGCGGCCATCGGCGTGAAGATCGCTGATCCACTTACGCTCCCGGCGAACTTGAGCAATGGCATCGCCTACTCGCCGGACGGACGCTACATGGGCGTCGCTCACGCCACGACGCCCTTCGTGTCCGTGTACCGGCGCGATCCTGCGACCGGGCGGCTCATCTACCGGGTGGCCACTCCAACTACGCTCCCGACGGGCCAAGGCAACGGCATCGCATGGAACCCCGATGGCACGGCGCTTGGCGTGGCGCACTCCACCGCCCCGTTCGTGACGGCGTGGGAATGGGCGGACGGCTTCGGCGCCAAGTACGCCAACCCCGTCACGCTCCCGGCGGGCATCGGCTTTGGCATCGCATGGAGCCCTGACGGCAC